TAATTGCGTTCTTTTTCTTAAAGTATAAAGAAACAGGGCGTCTTTTTTTTCGCCGATATTTAATTATGATGGGACGAGGGGGCGGTAAAAATGGTCTTATAAGTGCAGTTAGTAGCTATATGCAATCAGAATTACATGGAGTGAAGAATTACGGAATATCAATTGTGGCTAATTCAGAGGACCAGGCAAAGACATCATTTGAAGAAGTATATAACGTAATTGATGAAAATGAAAGATTACAACGCTCATTCCATTATACGAAGTTAAGGATTACTAACAGGAAAACCAAAAGCTTTTTACGCTTCCGTACATCAAATCCCGAGTCAAAGGATGGCGGACGTGAGGGAATGGTAGTCTTTGATGAAATCCATATGTACACAACGGGAAAGACGGTTCGTGTAATGCGCGGTGGTCTTGGTAAAGTTCCATATCCGCGCGAAGTATATATAGGAACTGACGGATATGTAAGAGAAGGTTTTCTGGACAGTATGAAGAAGCAAGCTAGGGAAGTGCTGAAGGGCGCGGTGCCTAACTCAAACTTATTCCCCTTCATTTGTAAACTTGATGAAGCTGAGGAAGTGGACGACTTAGCGATGTGGGAAAAGGCTAACCCAATGTTTTGCGAGCCTTTAACTGACTATGCGGTGAATCTACTCGAAACGGTAAAAGAAGAATACTTTGAATTAGACGAAGATCCTTCAGGTAGAGAAGAATTCATGACTAAACGTATGAACTTCCCAGAAGAGGATATAGAAAGTTCTGTAGCGCCCTGGGAACAGATATGGCAAACGGGATATGAAACACACCCAGATGATGAAGAGCAAGTTTTAAGACCTGTTCCAGATTTAAAAAATCGTGTAGCGGTGGGTGCAATGGACTATGCCCGTATATCTGACTTCGCATCGGTTGGATTACTTTTTAAAGTGGATGGTGTCTATGTATGGAAAACTCATTCATTTGTAAGGCAGGGATTCTTAAATAAAGTGAAAATGAACGCGCCAATTGAATTGTGGCAAGAAAAAGGATTGCTAACCATTGTTGATGGTGAAGTGATTGATATAAGTCATATTGTAAATTGGTTTGTAGGCATGAGGGAGCATTATGGATTTAATACCATAGTCGCTGACATGTTCCGTTTAGACCTAGTAAAGAAAGCACTGGAAGATGAAGGCTTTAAATTAGAGTTTATCCGTAACCCACGCGCTATTCATTCATTGCTTGCACCTAGAGTTGAAACGTTGTTCGCTAAACGTCAAATCATATTTGGGGATAACCCATTACAGCGATGGTTCACAAATAACGTTTTAGTCAAAACCAAAAAAGACGGTAATAAAGAATACCTAAAGAAAGATGAATTAATGCGAAAAACAGACGGATTCCAAGCGTTCATACACGCTTTATATAAAGCGGATGAAATACTACCAGATGAAGATGGTGGATTCTTCTTGAATACTATTAGCTTTTAGGGAGGTGAGTAATTGGGATTTTTAGACAGAGTATTTAATAGAAATAAAGAATTAGGCTATATGTTCGATTTAGACTTATTCCAAGAAGAAACATCCAAGCGAATACACATGAAGAAACTAGCCATTGAATTATGTATATCTTTTTTAGCAAGAACAATCAGTCAATCAGAATTCAGAGTGAAACAAGGTAATGAGTATAAAAAGGATGAATTATACTATCGTTTAAATGTCCGTCCGAACAAAAATATGACAGCAAGCACCTTTTGGGAAAAATTCGTATACAAGATGATCTATGACAACGAAGTTTTAATTATCCAAGCTGATGATGGTGATTTACTCATTGCTGATGATTTTCAACAAAAACAATATGCGGTATATGAAGATTCCTTCACTAATGTTGTAGTTCGAGATTATGAATTTAAGGATGTTTTTAGACAGAGTGAAGTAATCCATATTAAGTATTCAAACGAAAGGCTATCCCCCTTAATTAATAGCCTTTTTGATGATTATGGCGAATTGTTTGGGCGCGTATTAGCAGGACAGAAACGAAAAAATCAAATACGCGGTACAGTTGATATGGACATGCTTTCTGCTAAAAGTGAAGATCATCAGAAAAAGCTACAAGAGTTTATTGATAATATGTATGAAGCAATAGGAAAGAAAGATGTTGCCATTATTCCACAACAGCCAGGATTTGAATACAAAGAACAATCTGGAAATGGTGTATCTGGGCAAAGTGTGGATGAATTAAACAAAGTTACAAATGGTTTTCTTGAACAATTAGCAATGGCTATTGGTATACCCATTAGCTTACTTAGGGGGGATATGGCTGATGTAGACAAGCAAACAAAAAATTATATGTTCTTTACCGTTTCACCACTGTTAAAGAAAATTAAAGACGAAGCTGATGTAAAATTTTTCACCAAAAATGAATGGATTGATGGTCAATGTATTGAGATAAGGAAACCATCGTATCGAGATTTATTCGACTTGGCAACTGCGGTAGATAAACTAATATCAAGTGGTGCATTTAACGGAAATGAAATCCGTTCGGAGTTAGGGTATGAAATGACAGATGAAGAAATACATTCAACTTATGTGATTACTAAAAATTACCAATCTAGTGGAGAGGCACTTGAAGGGGGTGAGGAAGATTAAAAAAATAGATATAAAGGGAGCTATCATTCCTAATGAAGATAAATGGGTATATGACTTATTCGATATGCCGTCAACTTGCCCGAAAGATGTGACAGATGTATTGCAAGAATCTGATGGAGAAAACATTCAATTAACTATCAATTCTGGTGGTGGCGATGTTTATTCTGCATCTGAAATTTATACTGAATTAATGGATCATGACGGGGGCATTGAAATACGCATTGTTGGTATAGCAGCAAGCGCTGCGAGTGTCATTGCAATGGCGGGCAATACGAAGATGTCACCTACAGCGCAATTGATGATTCATAATGCATCTACTATTGCGGTTGGTGATTATAATGATATGGATAAAACATCTGATTTTCTTAAGTCAGTGAATAAATCTATTTCTAGTGCATACCAACAAAAGACAGGATTGAGCGAAGATGAATTACTTAACCTGATGAACGAAGAAACATGGATGACTGCCGATGAAGCTAAAAATAAAGGTTTCGTCGATGAAATCATGTTTGAACAAACGAAAGTAGTGGCAAGTGCACCAGGTGCATTACAACAAAACGTAATCGATAAAATGAGAACGAACGAATTAAAGAAAGAACCATCTGGAACGATTGAAGACATTAAAAATGTCGTTGCTGAAGTGAAATAAGAAATCATAAAAGAATTAAAAGGAAATGAACAACCTGCTGACAATAAAACAAATATAGCAAGGTTGTTTTTATAATAAGGGAGGAATTTTATAATGACGATTAAATTTAATAAATTCGAAGAAGATAAACTAGCATTCGCACAAGCGATGAATGAGGGTACAGAAGAGGAACAAAAAGAAGCATTAAACAACATGCTTAATTCATTAGCTAATGATGTACGTTCTAACATCATGGAAGAAGTAAATACTCAAATGTCAGATAATAACGTACTACAAGCACGTGGACAAAACGTATTAACATCTGACGAGCGTAAATTCTTTAATCAGGTTATTGAACAAGGCGGATTTACTGATGAGGATATTCTACCTAAAACAACACAAGAACGTGTATTTGAGGATATTGTTAGTGAACACCCATTATTACAATCATTAGGAATTCAAAACCTTGGGGCTGTCACAGAATTCATTTATTCCGACCCTGAAGGTGCAGCGGTGTGGGGTCCATTGTTCGGAGAAATTAAAGGACAACTTAACACTGCGTTCCGTAAGGAGTCTATCAGTCAATTAAAGCTAACAGCATTTATCCCAATTGCTAAAGATATGCTTAAACTTGGTCCTGCATGGGTTGAGCGCTATGTACGCACCATCCTTGTTGAAGCAATGCGCGTTGGATTAGAACGTGGGTATGTTACAGGCGGTGGACCGGCACAGAATGAACCAATTGGATTATTGAAAAATGTGGATAAAGACAGCGGGGCTGTCTCTGACAAAGAAAGCGCTGGAACTCTAACATTTAAGCCGGGGCGCACCACAATTAACGAATTGAAAGGCGTAGTTAAAAAATTGGCTGAGAAGTTAGATCATGAGGGTAATGTTAAAGATAAACCGCGTAAAGTTGCAGGTAAGATTGTAATGGTAACTAATCCGTTTGATACTTTTGATATTCAAGCCAATGCAACAATTCAAAATGCGTTCGGTGCATACGTTACTAATTTGCCATTCAATCCAATCATGACTGAATCTGTATTTGTTCCAGAAGGCAAAGTGTTGTTCTTTGTCAAAGGTGAATACATTGCAGCGGTAGGTGGAAATATTGATGTTAAACGTTATAGAGAGACGTTAGCCCTTGAGGATGCCGATGTATTCATTGCTAAACAATATGCTACAGGGAAACCAGTAGATAACAATGCAGCGCAAGTTTATGATTTGGATGTAGACCTTTCAGATGGTGAGAATGGCGGTGGTGAGGGAAACGCATAAAAGGCATCGGTGAGGGCGTGTTAGGTAATGACCTTGGGGTAGGTTAAACCTGCCCTTTCCGATGCCTTTATTTAATAGTTTTTGCATGAAGGGAGATAAAAATGGCTAAGACAAAAGAAGAATTAAAACAAATTTTTGTAACGGGGGCAATCCCAACTGAAGAAGATTTTCACGATTTAATTAACGTTGCGGGTGAACAAGGTCCTAAAGGTGATAAAGGAGATAAAGGAGACCCATTCACTTATGACGATTTTACCGAAGAGCAATTAGAAGCATTAGAAGGTCCACAAGGTCCTAAAGGTGACCCAGGCGAAGACGGTGCTGATGGGAAAAATGGGGCAGATGGTTTCCCTACTGAAGAGCAATGGAATGACCTTGTATCAAGAGTTGAAGCACTCGAAAATCCCGAAGGTTAAGAGGTGATATAAATGGTTATCACGAATAGTATTTTAGAAGAATTTAAAGAGCGTATGCACGTTGATGGAGATGAGGATCCAAACTTAAAGCGCATCCTCACTGCATCTATCATTGCATTGAAAGATGCTTGTGGCGATTATGACATTGAAGAAGATGAAGAGTTTAAAGAACTTGTCTTTGAGCGTTCGCGTTATGTATATAATGATGCCCTTGAATAC